GTTTAGAAGCTGGCTGCTACCACCTGAGCCTGCCGATGTAAGACCGCCTGGACCTCCGATAATGGGTGATGCCGAAACAGATACAGGCTTTTCAATAGGAATTGGATTTGCAAGTGTTGCAATCTTAGCGCCAGTTGCTTCGCTTGCTGGATCAGCCGAGTTGGCATTACCGGCGGTAACCGCCGATCCTGGTTCAGTAACAGAAGCTGTTGTTGGACCAGAGATTGGAAGATCGTGAGTGCTTCCTCCATTATTACCAGTATCAGTTCCAGTTGCTCGAAGATTTGTGCTACCAGCATTCAGTGTGGAGACATTTGCAGTTGTAACATCAAGAGTTGGTGTATCAATAGATGAAGACGCAACAAGAGGTGCCTTAAGATTGATATTTCCTGCACCCTCGACATTAACGGCTGCGCCAGACTTGACGTTGGTTGCGGCCGCAGAGTTAACATTCACTGCATTACCAGACTTGACATTAACTGAATCCGCTGCTTGTGCGTTGATCACATTTGCGGACTTGATATTTGTAGAAGCAATGGATTCTGTATTAACAGAACCGGCAGACTTGATGTTTGTATTACCAAGCGATTCTATGTTTGTATGTGTACCAGACTTACTATCGATAGTTACTGCGGCTTTGCTCAGGATTGAACCATCTGTGTCTTGATTGATATTGCCAATAGATGTATGATAAGAAACTCCAGATACCTTAACGTGATAATCGCCCTTAGATGTTACTTTATAACCGCTTGCGGTAAGGTTATGAGTGCCATCAATTGTCGAATTGAAGTTGCCCGCGCCATGTATTTGCATATCACCTTTATTATCGTGTGAGAATACACCATCGTTTCTAATGAAGATACCGCCGCCTACAGATAGACCAAAGTGGCCAGCAACGTTTAGATTGAAGTCATTATGAACATCCATGTTGACCTTACCATTCATAGTAAGATTTGCATCGCCCATAATCATAACATTACATTCACCCGCAACGTGAACATTTGCTCGACCTTCAATTAAAATATATCCATTGTTATCGATAATTGTATAGTTATCACCAACAACGCGAGTTACTTGTGTACCATCTGGACCTATTTCATTAAATGATCCTGATTTATGCGCGGTGTGAATACGTTCGGCACCGGGGGTATCGTCAATTTCTTGGACGTGACCGGATTCCGAAGCTGTTACCTTGTTGAAAGGATACTGAGCGGCATACGCAGTCTTAGGTTGCGACCAAGATCCACCGTTTCTACCAGCTTTTGGAATGTCCCTTTTACGAAGAGCATTCTTAGCGGCAGGTGATGCACCAGAACTTAAACTCTCTTGATTTGCACCCTGTGATGTTGGGTTATTCTGAATATGAGGCGAATTTATACCTACCGCAAGAGGATTAGTATCTGGTTTACCACCGAGAGACTTCTTCGGATATTGGCCTCTTGGATCACCGAAGCCGTTTTCAGTATCGTTTGTTACTGGAATATTCGCAGCATCCGATGGGGCTTGTGTCAATGACTGCGCGGTATCTGCCGCGGCGGGATGTTCTACGCTATCTGCCTGTAGCGGATTTGTATTCGGAGGAGCTGTTGCGATAGGCGGAGCAACTCTCGTGACTTCTTTTTGTGAAGACGCAAATCCTTTTTGATCTTCTACAATTGTAGTTGTTACTACAGAACCATCGCCATATTTTTCAGTTACAATCGTAGTTGTTGAACCATCTTCACCTGGTTTACTTGCACCCTGAGAGGCTACTGGAGTATTATTACTAAAAGTTTTCTTGACTTTCTCAAGATTTGTAGTATACTCACCGGCAATGCCAGACTTGGCACTAATAAGATCATTTGATAGTGCAGTATCTGGTCCAAGTGGAGGATTATTAGTATCTCTAACCCATTTATTATAGTTAAAGATGATGTCTTTTTGTTCTCTCTTTAGAGAAGTAATAACATCAAGCCATGCTTCTGCGGTAGGAAGATCCCACTTAGCTGTTGACGTATCGCCCGCGGAAACCTCTTGCGTCAATTCAACAATGTCTCGCATCGTGGATTCAATTTCGCGAGTTAATTGGGCGTCAATACTTTCCTGCCATTCAGGTCTGTTCAGAGATATAATATATTTTGTTCTATCTGGTTGATAGTTTATCGGTTTTAATCCGTCGACCTGTATTGCGTAGTTACCTCCAAACGGAATAACTGTGGCAATTATTGGAACCTCTCTGAGTGGCAAAGCGCCACTATTTTGAGGATAAAGAGCATTTCCAAGATTTTGCTCAAAGATTTTAGGCGTTTTCGGAGTATAGTTATTGATACGTTCTTGCTTGATTGCACCATCAATTGCAGAAATCAGCATCAAATACTGAGGAGTTTTCGTGTCGGTCTTATCTATCAAGTTTACAGAACCAATAGGTTCACCTTTAGATGATACTGTAACAACACCATTAGATGCTGTCCATTGATATGAAACTTCAACTGAGCCATATGTAGACTTCATTGGATTAGGATCAACCGGAGGCGTAGAGGCTTGTGTTGGCCCTCCTACCGCAGCCGCAATTTGCGTAGACGGTAGCGTAGGAACTGCGTCCGCAGACGCTGCACCTGTTTGAGGAGTTGGAGGAACAGATGCGGGAGATACCGGCAAGAACGACGAAACAATTTCACCTTCTGCTGGCTTTTCGGTGGTGGTAGGTGAAGAACCGCCCAACATTCCTGAAACATTTGATGCTGCATTTGACAACGCACTTGTAACGTTGCCCGTGGCAGAGTTGAGTGCTCCTTGTGCGTTACCAGCTATACCCGAAACCGCGCCAGTTGCCGCTGATACTGCGCCCGTTACATTTGATACCGCAGAAGCGCCAAGGGCTGCTGCGGCGGCAGATGGATCTTTTGCACCGGCTGTTACCGAGGTGAGATTATTAGCAAGAGCAAGACCGGACACTGCGGTCGAACTGGAATTCAGTATGCCACTTGCTGCCGCAGATGCTTGTTTCTTCAACGATTCCATTGATGCAGAACCGGCACTACTAATCAGAGAAGTCAATTCTGGTTTACTTACACCGATTGCACTAATAGAGGCTGCTTTTGCTTGCTCGAACTTATCAAGCAATCCAGGTTTAGCCCCTGTTTGTTCTATTAGCGTGGTATTGAGTGCAGGAATAGCTGCGCCCACGTTCCCCATCTTATTAGTTTCGGATGCGATCAGGTCAGAAATTTTTGCGGGGTCAGTGACGCCATCGATTGCCGCACGAAGAAGTGCAGTTGAACCTGGAGGACACATACCACGGCGATTTAGTTCGTTGATTACCGCTGTTTGAGGATCGTTAGCTAACCCAAAACCGGACTTTAGGGATTCACCAATAAAACTTAGCGATGCTGGATCAACTTTGCCGCTTGCCCCGGCTGCACCGAGGGCAGTGCCTACTGCTTCTGTGGCAGTATTTTCAACATCGGCAGCAAGTGAAGTAATCTGTTTTGCGAGTGATGTATTGGATGCAGTGACTATACTATTTTTAGACGTAAGACTGCTAATAGATGGAACTTTGCTGGTAACTCCGCTAACTTTAGATGAAATGCTTGATATAGACTTCAATGCTGAAGTAGTATTTGCTGGCAATATACTTGACGCCGCGGCCAAAGCATCTTTAGCCTTATTGATTTCACCGAGTTTATCTTTAATTGTTGATGCTGCTATTCCCAGTCCAGCATCTAGTATTCCACCAATATCAGCAGGAATAATTCCATTCTTAACAAGACCAGAAATGACTCCGTTTATATTTTTACCAGATAGAACATCAGCCAGATCTTTAGCAGTCTCTATTAGAGCCTTGGTGCTAATTTCTGTTGTCGGCGCCCTTACACCGGATTTTAGTAGGGGCTTATCGCTATTAGTTTCTTTTGGTTTTTCAGCAACCGCGTTATATCCAATATCATACCAATACTTAGAGTTGACGCCATCCGAATTCGATTTGATAACACCTTGGGCAAAACTAATAGCATCATCTAATTTTCCACAAAGCGCAACGGAAAGTAAGCCAGCTACAGTTTCCTTAGAAGTGTTTTCATTCACAATTTTCGCATTGCTTAAATCTACGTATGCTTTTTTTAGATAGTAGTATGCAGCCTTATCTTGCATTTCTTCCGATGTAACGAAAGAAATCATACTTCTTACGGCTGCTTCATGGTTTAGAGGAATAGGATTGTATAAGAAGAAATACTGGATATTATTGCCGGCTTCTCTTTTGTAAGGTGCGAAGTCATATTCGCCTGCCCTATCTTGAACTGCCTCTGCGTATGACTTAACTCTTTCAGCGGCGCCCGGGCGACTGCCATTAATCTGAATACAATCTTCTGCCCACTCTTGAATTTCTGGTTTTAGAAAATCAATATCAATGAGTTGTGATATTGTCATTCTATACGCGCCATATTCACCTCTGTTGTGAACTTTGCGCCATATGTTTCTCTTACCACCTACAACATATTTTCTAGAAATTGCTTGTTGACATGCTGTAAGAACTTTTACACAGTCTTCTTTTGTTAATTTACCGGGCGAACCGATATCTGGTAATTTTGCGGTAGTAGTTTGATATCCAGAACTTGCCTTAGAAGTTTCAATCGTAGTAGGAACAGCCTTTAATACTTCAGTTGCTGCTTTAGAAACATTGAGAGGAACATCTGCAATCTTTAACGCGCCGGTTATCACTCCAGAAATATTTCCATTTGATGCCGCAGTAAGAATGCTTAACCCATTTGATAATAATTTGCTAGTAGTGTTATCGATAACTCCACTCTTAGTAAGAGTTGCGAGCAACTTATTTGCATTAGAAACTGTATTTCCGGGCAGCGATGACGAAGAGACATTAATCTGTTTAGTTAAACTATTTGCACCCGTCTTTGAGAGTAAACCTACTGCCGCTAACCCGCTAGTTACTGCGGATAAGTTGGGAGTTTTTCCTTGTTCGATTGTGTTCGCTAAGGACAATCCAGATTTGACTGCCTTGGCCTGATCTCGTGACAAAACGCCAGCTGAAGACAGTGCATTTACCGTTGAGGATAAATCAGGAAGTTTACCAGTTTTGACAGACTTGACTGCCGAGGTAATTAGACTAGTAGCTTGTAATAATGACATTTAATAATCCTATTAAGGTAATTGACCGTTTTGGAATAGAGCAGCTTCGGCGGTTCTGCGCTTCACTAGACCGCGAAGAATACCCATTCCTTTACCAGTTTTAATTCCTCGATTTCTAAACACATCGGCACCAGCGTTGACATTTCCGCTCATTATAGCACCACTAAGACCAGCATTCATAAGTCGTTTAGTTGCACCAGGTCCGCAGTTATATGTATAGGATATGACCGCCGCCTTTTGATTATCATTCATCTTGTCCCACGCGGCACCAGATGCTGCCTTTGCTTTATTCGCAAATTTCTGTAAATCGAATTCGAGAAGTTTTAGTGATTGCGCTCTGGTAATTCTAGTTCCTGCGCCGTTGGCAGATGCCAATTTAATTTTTGTGCCATCTCCAATATTAACATAACCAGTTTTTGCTTCTGGTGCATAGATCACATGGCCTGCACCAATAGTTATTTCACCGTCGCCGATGTTTCTTGCCGGATCACAAATTCCTTCGAAGTAAGCAATAAATTGGGCAGAAACCGCTAAGAACGGACCACTCGCGGTACCGCCACTGCCAGTACCAGTATCGCCGGCACCATCACTTGCAGAATTACCGCCTGCTGGTGCGCAAGGATCTCCATATGGTCCACCAGGAACAGCACCAACTGTGCCGAAGAACATTGGGTGTTGACCATCAGACCCATCTGCGAAGAAGCCTACGACCCATGTTCCGGTGACTACGCCGTTTGCTGACCCACCTACTCCAGATATTGAAGGATTATTTGCCGGCATGATTGGAACCGCCCACGGCAAATCTTCGGTGGGAAGTATTTCTTTGCTATCTATGTGGTAACCCATGATACGAACACGGCATCTTCCGATACGCAACGGATCGTCGCGATCTTCGACCACGCCAAACCACCAGTAAAACTGACCAACATTATTAGTTGTTCTATTATCCATCATAATGCAAAATACTCCGTCGATCTATTTAGCTGGTTGGTGCCGGGGTTGGGATTGCGGTAGCTTTTGGGGTAGTAGCCGGTGAAGCAGCCGGCGAAGGAGGATTAGTTGTTGGTGGCGGCGCTGCGGGTGCTGGAGATGCTTCTTCGGCTACAAGTTCTTTCAAATAAGAATCCTTAGCAATTTCGCAAATCATATTATGTCTCAATTTTGTAATTTGATGATGTATCGCAGTTATCATATAATATCCACTTATCCATATATCTTTAACACTGTCCTCATCCGTTTCACCATTTCTACCAGACCCCACGGAAGGATAATCAAAATCTACGATTGTACCAACTTCCATGTCTGTTCTACCTGGAATACTAATTTTCATTTTCATAGTAGAAATGTCAGAAAACAGACTGTTTCTTTGCTGAACATATTTTTCAGGATGAAGATTCATCAATTCTGGGTCTGCACTATCTAGAACACCGGGATGTATAGACTCAATAAAAACTTTACTGTCGGATGAGCGCATAACAGTGGCAGGAAAAATTGAATTATATTTCTTGCTTTCATCCAGAACCAGACCCGCTTGGCCGGGCGCAGATTTATAACTACCCAAATGAGGATATTTCTGAAACTCAAACCCGTGATCGTATGACGTTGCCGCATATTCTTTCTTGACTACATCTAATGTGAAAAGAGAGCTTGCGAAATGCCCCAAGTCTTGACCTTTAAGAACGTCAACGTTTGATAAAAACTCTAGATTTTCAACGTGAGAATACGCCAAACGAATTGCATTTTCTCCTAGTTGTTCATCCTCATATTTCTTACGATACTTCAACTTCGACATAATAAAACCAACTGACATCTGCGATCTAATTAGATCGTTTATAGAACACATGTAAAAACCTTTGGTCGTCTCATAAAATAGAAACGTCGGAGCATCGGTAACATTTGTTCCTAATGCTCGTTTTGATAGATAACCCATTATTTGAAAAGGTGTCCACATAGGAGGCAATAATGAAACCTTAGAAGTGTGTGGAGTATCGCCGATGGTAAATTCAGATTTAGGTGCAGTTGCTCCCGTGTTTTTATCGTTTAAGTATCTAGGAATATCCTTAAACGTATCATCAAAAACTTTTGCTGCTATTTCATCTGTTGTGCCTTCATACTTCTGACACAAATATGTGACATTATCTACCATACCTTCTAGCGAAATAAAGTGTAGGGAATACAATTGCTCTTTGTCTTCGTTCGACAAAAATCTATTCTTGATGGCATATACGGCAAATGATTTTTGTATTTTATTTGTTGGGTCGTAGGGCGCTTGAGCTAACTGAGGAGTAGAAATGTCCAGAGTTAATATTTCGTCGCCTATCAAAGGAACTTTTTCTATCAAGTTTTCTGTGTCACGAATAATGACACTTCCATGTAAGCAGGGAGAGAACATGTCTTCATAGATATTGATTTCAACCACAAAATTTCTAATATCAATAATGCCACCGTTAGTAACTAACATTATCTCATTGAAGAGAACATCACCAGCTTTTTGTAGAATTGCAGGATTCAGATCGGCAAAAGCCGACTCATCGAAGTCTTCTTCATTTGAAAAAAGATCCCCATCACCTTCATAATCAGGATTATCCACGCCGTCTGCCATTATATTACCTCGAAATCAATGTTTGGAATTTAGTTACGAATGAATTAAGATACTTAGGTTCTAAAATCTTGACTTCTCTCTTAGCATCATTCAGTATTTCTTCATATTCGATATTCGTAACTGCGATTTTATTTTCAGTATAACTAGATTGTACCGTGATATTATCATCGCTTTCATAGTGATGAACATCGTATAATTCTTCTAGGCCGCCATATTTTAGTTTACTGTATTCAATCAAATCTGAACTCGACTTAGGCCATTCTTCTCTAATGTCAACGATGTTATTTAAAATCATAATAACCCAGTGATATGTGGGTGAACCATAATATAAATCGCTGACTTGCTCGACCGTATATCCTTCAGGAATAGTTACCGTCTCTAGTTCCGAGTAATGCGTAGAAAACGTATTTGTATAAACTCGTCTGAAAATATCCGTGACATACTTATATTCATTTCCAATTTTAAGTATATCCGATGGAAAGTTGCTAAAATATGACATAATTAATATCCCAGCTTTGAGCGTTTGTTTGTAAGAGTTTCGAGTTCGGTAAATTCGAGTCTAACAGTAGCTTCTGTTGGCATACCGTTAGTATTCTGAAAAGTGGTGAACCCATCTCCGCCATAATCAATATTCATTCCCGTTAAAGCACAATTCGATATTCTTCTAACCCAGGTGTTTTCTAACCCGGAGTTGTGGTAGATTACAATCAAAAACTCGGAAGGATAAATCAAAAATACGCCAGCGTTACTGGGTTCGGGGTGCATATGTTGAACAAACGTTTCAATAATACCACCTTTGCCAAAAATTGTAGTGCCTTCTTGTTCTGTTCTAGGTGCAAACTTATATTCAAAACCAAATTTTCTGAAGCCCATATTTTTAAACAACTGCTCTTTATACGGGTTCTCTACTGTTTTTGAGGTAGCTTCCTTTAAGTTTGTGACCTGATTACCGCCAATTGCACCAGCAAGACTTGCTAGTTTTCTGGCTGCTAATGCACCAACATCGGTACCGACATCTCCTAGTGAGGCTTCTCCACTAAAGTTACCCGTTGCCGCGGCGCCGACAAAACCTCCTATATCAGCAACATCATAGTTTGCTGAATAGCCATAGCTAAGTTTGTCTTGAATGCCCAAAACGATTGATCTGGATCCCATAATCAATCTTCTTGCGCCTATACCATTAAGAGCCGCACCAGCTGCCACCCCGGCAGCTATACCCAGTGCCGCTGTGACACCTGCTGTTCCAGCCGCACCAGATTTGAAGAAGTTTGATAAACCACCTTTAGCACCCATAATACTCTTCAATCCAGAAAGACCAGCAGTGCCTAGTGTTTCGGCAGCAAGTTTTCCACCTAGTGCAGCGCCAGCTGCTGTTGCATGTTCTGCATCGACTCTTTGTTGACCTGAAGTTTCAAAAATAGTACCTCTACTACCAAGTGCTTTTGCCGCATTGGTACCTTCTCTAACAAGAGGATAAAAAGCTATCCAGTGAGTATGTTCGTTTTCCTTCCCCAAGGCTGGGTTTAAACTTTCTGGATACGTAAATGTCTTAGACGCTTTGTTTGCTTTATCAAACGGGTTGACCATACCCGACCGGTCTCTATTAAATCTTCCTGAAGGAGAAGGAGAAGACGATGACTGCGTTGGACTTGCCGGCGCTCTTTGTTGTTCTGCCATTTTTAATAAATATCCTATTGAGCTTGGTTTGGACTATTTATATGACATACACAAAGGAGACTATGAAAGGTCTCTACAAAATACAAAATCCTAAGAAGTATATTGGTGATCCTGGTAGAATTATATATCGTTCTAGCTGGGAGCTAAAGTTTATGAAATGGTGCGATAGTAATCCAAGTGTATTAGAATGGGGTTCAGAAGAACTGGCTATTCCTTATATTTCACCCAAAGATAATAGAGTCCATCGATACTTTGTAGATTTTTATATGAAAGTCCAAGAGAGTAGCGGTAAAGCAAAAAAATACTTAATTGAAATAAAGCCTGCTAAATTTGTTCAGCGGCCGAAAATTCCTGCGAGAAAGACTAAACAATTTCTAAATGAAGTTATGACTTGGGGTGTAAATCAAGCCAAGTGGAAATATGCAACTGAATTTTGCGAAGATAATGGTTGGGAATTTATGATATTAACTGAGAAAGAACTTGGAATTAAAGCATAAATATAGACTAAGGAGAATATACAATGGCTAAAGCAGCAGGAAATTTAAAGGCAGTATTTGCACCTCGCCGCAAGGGTGTTAAATTGAGTACCATGAATAAGCATAAGCGCCGCAACTATAAGAAGTATAGAGGTCAGGGTCGTTAATGCCATCAAATAACGCCTTTCAGAAACTTCGTGCGCAAGTAGGAGATGGACAGAAGTCCATTGACTGGTATATGCGCAATGTCAGGGGCTTAGTTGGCGCAAGAGTTTCTGGAAACACAGTGATGCAATCTGATATCGGCAGTCTTACCAGTAAGGTAGAGATTGGTGCGATGTATATGTATTTCTATGACCCGAAGTTTAAAAACGAACTTCCCTTCTACGACACTTTTCCTTTAGTATTGCCGTTCGGCCCAGCTAAAGGAGGTTTCTATGGTATTAACGTTCACTATTTGCCTTACCTGTTAAGAGCAAAAGTTTTGGGTGAATTAATGAACTTTGCGGATTCCAAGACGCTTACACCAACCAGCAAAATGCGCTTGTCATATAATCTTTTAAATAGTCTACAAACAGCAGCCGAAATTAAACCTTGCATCAAACATTATTTGACTACACATGTGAGATCGCAATTCATGAAAATTAATCCTGTTGATTGGAAAGCAGCGATATTCTTACCAGTTGAAGCGTTTGTTGGTGCAACTAAAGAATCAGTTTTCAGAGACACTAGGAGCAAAATTTAATGCAACAAGCACATAATAGCTTGGCAAATTTCCGCGCGGAGACGAGAAAAAGAGATTTTGCTCGTTCGCATAGATTTGAGGTACAAATAATTCCTCCGCAAAATTTAATGGGCGACGATGGTAAAAGAGTGCCCGGTGGACAAAGAATGGCTACACACGTAACATCTGCAGGCCGTTCTGCAAATCATCTGTCTCTTTTTGTCGAAGATGCTATGATTCCAGGAATACTTCTTGGAACAAGACCAGTTAGAATCAACAATTTAAATGAACAACGGGCCAGCGCAATCGATTTTGGCGGAGACTCAATCACCTTTACGTTTTTAGTTGATGCGACATGGGCAGCAAAAGACTTTTTCGGAGATTGGATGCGTGGAATTATCAGTAAAAGAACCAGAGAAATTGCTTTTCCAAACAAATATTATGGCGGCATGATAGTAACTGCATTGAATAATAAAGATGAAGTTGTTGCTAAATGGGAATTAGAAGATGTGTTTCCCAGGTCGATTGCACCCATTCAAATGTCTAACAGCAATACACAGCCTGTTAGATTGCCAGTGACGTTTACATATAAAAGATGGTTTGTAATACCAGTTTAATTAATGAAGGACTAAATTATGCCGTTGCCGATTATGACTACTCCAACTTTCAGAGTAAAGTTACATTCTTTACCAAATGAAATTGAGTTTCGTCCCTTTCTTGTGAAAGAAGAAAAGATACTTATTTTGGCTCAAGAATCAAATGATCCAAAGGAAATGATAAAGGCCATGCAAGACATTGTGACCTCTTGTTCTGGTGGAAATGTAAACGGTAGAGAGTTGCCGTTTTTCGATCTACAATATGCTTTTATTCAATTGCGTTCACAGTCTATTGGCAATATCACAGATTTCGTTTTGATTTGCGGTGAATGCGGACATAAGACTGAAACCACATTAGATTTGAATTCTCTTACTGTAGATTTTCCTGAAAATCATAGTAATAAGATAATGCTTTCAGACAATGTGGGTGTGTTTATGAAGTATCCAAAAGCAGAGATTTTGGTGGATGATGAAACCCCGGCATTCGATCTTGTTATGTCATGTGTAGAAAAGATTTTTGATAATGACGAAATCTATGACGCGGCAGAAGAAGGCAAGGAAGAAGTTGAAACGTTTATTAACAGTCTTTCTACTCAACAATTCGAGAAGATTGTTGAGTTTTTCCAGACATCGCCTCGATTGGAAAAGACAATTGATTATACTTGCGTGAAATGTGACACAGAAAATACGGTATTAATAGACGGTGTAGAAAATTTTTTCGAATAACCCTTTCTCATGATAATTTGATGAATCATTATAAGACAAACTTTATTTTAATGCAAGAACACAAATATAGTCTGTCAGAACTTGAAAATATGATGCCATGGGAAAGGGAAGTTTACATAGGATTGTTGATGACTCATTTGAAGAAAAAAGCAGAAAAGAACCAACAGGATTTTTAATCAATGGCCAGTAATTTACAAGGACTAACAGATAGACTACAGAAGACCCCCGGTAATGGGCCTGATCCTGTTATCGACCGTCTGGATGAAGTTATCGGTCAAGCAAAAGACATCAAAAAACTATTAAGTTCGTCCGGTTCTGGTGTCGGAAAAGAAACTCAATTAGAAAAGATTAAGGAAACTACAAATCCTCTTTCGGTAACAACCGTTGATGGCGAAAAAGCGGCTAAGATTTTATCGGCTGCCACAGAAAACATAAGCAAAGACTTAGAACAGTATAGCGACGAAGAACGTAAAATGCTGACCGATCTTGTCAAAGAAATTGGCAAGTTAACTGAGAAGAACTTAGAAGGTTTCAATAAAGGTATCAAAGAGGTACTTGCGCTTGCTAAAAAAGGACAAGGCGTAGCAGAGGCTTCAGGTAATACAGACGCCGCAACTAGATTTGCGAATGCCGGAAAGGCAGCTAAAGAACAATATTTTCAAGCGAATGATATGGGTCTTAAAGGAAAAGAAGATACATTTAAAAATCGCTTGAAGCGCGCCGTTAGTGGCAAAGACACAACAACGGGTACTGCAATTTCAAAAGGATTTGTAAAAACTCAGCTTGAAGGCGCAAAAAGGGTCTTCACCGGAAAGCCCGGTGATATGAGATATGACCTGTTCACTTCTGATAAAAAGAAAAGAGCCGAAGCTAGAGATAGTATGGGCTTGGCTCAAGAAGCGGAAAAATTAACTGATCTGACTACAGAACAGAAGAAACTACTGGCCGATAGAGGAATAGCGCCTGCCTCTGAAAAAGATATATCATATCGTAGAGAGGGAAAACCGGTATCAAAAGATACTATTAATCAAGAACTTCAAAAAGATTATGATGAGAAAAAGAGTGCTTCAGTCATTTTACCTGATAAGCCAACCACAGAAGCGGTGGCAGCAGGTATTGAATCTAATGTATCACAGCCAACTAGTGAACTTCAAGAAGATGCATCTGGAATGTCAGAGAGTCCAGTTGTAGATGCTATTCAAGAAAATACAAAAAAGCTAGATGAAATATCTGACACATTCAAAGAAGCAAATGAATTATTCTCTGCAATAAAAGACACGATAGAAAAGATTGCTCAATCGCTTGAGAGTTCTGGTGGTTCAGATGGACCAGGCGGAGGTGGGATAGACATTGATCTACCTAGTCGCAGAAACCGCGGCGGAAATATTCCGAATGCGCCCGATGGAGATAAGAAGTCTAGATCAGAAAGAGCCAGAAGTCAACCCAGAGACGCCAAAGGTAGATTTGTCAGAAGAACACCCGCAGTTTCTCCTGGTAGAACACCCGGTCGCGGCAGAGGATTACTTGGTGCATTGGCGTTAGGTGCTGGTGCTATCGGTATGGGTTCGATGATTGCCGGTAACGATAATGATGGCAGCGAAAACTTATTAGCCGGAAATGATAATACGAATCTTGCTGCTAATACCGCAATGACCGCGGCCGAACTTGCACCTACACCAGGAGATACAAAGGCAGCGCAAAAAGGTGCCACTAAAGCTGGCGAAAAGGGTGCAGTTAAAGCTGGCGAAAAGGGTGCAGTTAAAGCTGGCGAAAAGGGTGCAGTTAAAGCTGGCGAAAAAGTTGCTTCTAAGGGTATGGCTAAAGTTGGAGCGAAGGCGGTTGGCAAATCTCTATTGAAGAAAATCCCAGGAGTTAGTCTAATAGCCGGTGGAGTGTTTGCTGCTCAAAGAGCTATGTCAGGCGACTTCGCCGGTGCAGGATTAGAATTGGCATCTGGAGCAGCCGGAACTATTCCTGGTGTTGGAACAGCAGCTTCTGTCGGCTTAGATGCTGCACTGGCTGCTAGAGATATGGGCGCCTTGGGTGGTACACCAGAAACACGTGCCGCAGAGGCCGCACAAAGTGGGCAAGCACCGGCGGCAACAGCACAACCAAAACAGGCCGCAGTTAAAGGCAAACCGGGTGGTGGAATATTTAGTAAAGCAGCCGGATTTGTAAAAAGAAATCCTCTAATGATGGCAGCAGGTGGACTTGGACTGGCGGCAGTTGGTGCAAAGACCGCGTATGATTATATGAGCGGCGGCGGAGAAGAAGCTAAAGTTCAGTCAGGCCAAAATCCTGATAGCGGCATCTTAGAAAAGGGGTCCGAACAAGCCAAAGACCAGATGAAAGTGAATGTTCCGCCTCCAACAATCATCAATCAAGGTGGCGGCGGAGGAGGCGCACCTCAAAGCTCTCCGGTACCAAATACTAAAACTTATGTTAGAGATGATGAGAGTAGTTGGATGAGATTTGCTCTAAAACGAGCAATGGCATAAAAAAGGGGCGCTTAGAGCGCCCCTTTCTCTTTTAGTCGTCCGCAAGACTTGCGAAGTAACTCATATTATCATCACTCTTTTCATCATTCCAAGGTGGAGTTTCTTCGGTTGCCTTAGCAGCCGTCTTCATCTTGGTTTCAACGAAGAGTTCATCCTCTGCATCAAGCGGATTTACTTTCTCTGCGGTAGGCACACGAGTACCACTGCCGAGAACAGTATTCAACTTGATCTTGAGTTCATCATAAGACTTGAAGTTTGAAGGATCAAGGAAAGCGGCAAGTGAATGCGTCTGCTTCCAGATTGCTTCTAGCTTATCCTCATTTTCATCAAGTGGCGTATTACCATCAAATTCTGACTTATCGTAGTTACGATAGCCTTCTACCTGACGAATACGGAGCTTGAAGTTGGCACCTTCCCAAAGATCAAACGGATTAACCGGCTTCTCATCTTCAAAGGTAGGCTGCATTACGTCCTTAATCTTGTCGAAAATCTTCTTACCATACTTATAGAGAAAGACTTTACCTTCGTTCTCAGGGTTCGATGGGTCCTTGACAACAAGAACGTTAGAGATATAAGACAAGCGGCGCTTCTGCTTACGAGCGATTTCCTTATTGGCTTCGATACCCGAATTCCAGAGTTCTGAATTGAGTTCGCCAAGAGGATCTGGCTTGTTAATAGTGGTCAACGAGTTTTCGATGTACCACTTTCCGGTCGGACCTTGAAAGCCGTGGTCATACACGCGAACCCAGGGAAGTTCTTCGCCTGGAGGAGCAGGAAGAAAACGAAGAACCGCCTGGCCATTGCCAGCCTTATCTACCGAAGGCTTCCAGAGGCGATCATCATCGCCGCGCTTTTCGTTTGTGGGATTTGCAATCTTTTCGACTTCTTTCATAAGTGAGTCGAAGTTGCCACGGTTCTTACGGAGTTCCGAGAGAGAATTAAAAGACATATTTGTATTCCTTACTTTGCGTTATATTGCGTTGTATTGCGTTAATATTTGCGTTGTGTATCATAATCATCATAGTCATCGAAATCTTCTTCTTGACTACCAGAGTATTTATACAGGTTTTTGCGGTGCTTACTGGATTTGTCCACACCTTTACGAACTTCTTTGACACGAGGTTCGTAATCGAAGTCTCTACGCTTAGAATGACTCATTTAACAGACCACTTGGCCTTTCTCCTTGATCCATAGTTGAGAGAATTTGTCTTTATCAAACTTGACAAAGACGCGGTACTTTGTTATCAAACGAGATACATCTTTCCATATAAAATCATTTGCTAACACAGTATTATTACTATACACGAAATTAAACAATTTGTCAAGAATAATTAGGGTTTCAAGACTAATTTTTTTACCAAGGTATAGTTTTAATGCTAAGGGATGTTGGCCATCACTAATCAATGGATCAACATTTGCTTTTTCAGCCTCTAACATAAGTGTAGAAATATCTTGGGTGAACAGATATGTCAACTTCTCTTTTCTAGCCTTCCAGTCCCGATATACGTTATCACTTTCGGCATCAAATAAACCATTATGTCCATTGACAAAGTTAGCAACGAAATAATCTACCATCTCAGTAAAGGTAAATCGTTTGGCCAACTTGCGAAACAATAGAACATCCTTACGTTTAAGAAATGTTTCTCTCTTACACCTGACACCCGATTTCGTTTTTGTAATGTCGTAATCATCGGAAGTAAAATGAAGTTTGAGTGACATATAGACACGATAAACTTCAAAAGAGTCCATTAGAAGGGTAGCTTTCCATCCTTGCGCTTCAACATATTTAGTTCTTCTGCTTCCGCACGAATCTTTTCCTTGAGTGAAGTAGTTAGCAGAACCGATGCCGATTCGATTTCTATATCATTCTTTATACAATAATCAACTAGCAAATCCATACACGGTAGACCTGTAGTTGAGGCTTGCTTCTCAATGAATTGAGAAAACTCCGTAGAAGTTCTAAACTTTTTCGTAATCAGAAATTCGTTGCTGACTTCATCTACCACTTGAAAATCCTCGACCATAAAATTGTGTTCCACTCATTTCATTTTTATCAAAAAGATACCAACAAGAATTGTCCTTGCCAGTAAACTTACTATCTTCAATCCACTTTACTCTACCTATGGCCACAACCTTACTACAATATTGTAGATAGGGTATTGCTTGTTTAGTATGCATCCAATCAGCATCAAAGAGAAGCCACGTAGGACGAATACTAGCAAACCTATCAATCAATGGATGCAGTATCCATCTAGACCAAGGGGGATTAGTTATAATATACTCGGTATTTGCGGGAATGTCAACAGTTAATGCATCATATTTTTCAATAAAAGTGTCTTTGGGGTCAAGATCAGAAACCAAAGTAGCTACTGCATTACTGTCTGTTAAGGTGTCGATATGCCTACAGAGTCTACCGTCGCCAGCACAAGGCTCAGCGAAGGTAAACTCCGAGGGAAGAAAGGGTAAGAGAGGCTTTACTGCATCCAACGGAGTCGGATAGAAGTCGTTCTTACGATGTTCAAAGTTGCTTCTCTTACCCATTCATTATCCTGCATAAAATATATGATCACCAATTTTAGCTACTCTACGAAGATTCCAACCTGGATTTACATAGTCGGCATGGTAGAATAGAACATTTTTTCCTAATACGCCGTGATTTGCCCCTGCGAACAATACCTTCTCAGCCACTCTTTTGGCTTGTGCGTATTGTTGCGCACTGCGCACACTCTTCTTTCCTTCGCACACCCACGAGAACTGACACACACGTTTTGTTCTCTGGTATACAACGGAGCATACAGATTTAGGAAACTTGGGGCTATTTACCCTATTGATAGTAACGGCCGCTACGGCCAATTTGCCTTGTGTAGACTGGTTACCAGCCTCATAATAGATGTTGTCTGCGAGACACTTCAATTCTCTATTATTTGCCAGACGAATATTTTGTGTCTGGATTCTTTGTTGTGTTACTTTACGTTGTTGTTCTTGGGCATCTTCTTTGATACCCTGGATTACTTCTCCGACGCCGAGGGAATATTCCCTTGCTTCTCTTTCGATGGCAGTTTCAGCATATGAATTAATTCCATATAAACTATAACTTAATAGTGTAATAATCGAAAGAAACTTGAAAAACTTCTTATTAAAGGAAGTCATCTTATTTCCATTTTTTTGTTATACTTGAGAGGGTATTAACCAGTGACTCCCCACACTGATTGTCCGAAGACAAAAAATAACCCACTGTGCTTGCTGGTGTCAGGTCGCACAATGGGTCATACAACTATTTAGCATTCATAGGTTCTTACATCACTCATTTCATCGTATATACAGAACAGGTAATAGTTTTATTCTGTTTCGAGGGAAAACTATCAAAAACCCAATGAGATTATGCGGCTAGCGCATATCCTGCAAAGGCAACGTTATCGTTTGCATTTACGTTTTGTGGCACTTTGCCAAGCAATCAGTCTCGAACCGCCCTATTACACGAAAATCGAATTCCATGGTCACCCCCATCATAGACTATCAGGCTGTGTGGGTACCAAGACACGAGACACTGATAGACTCTTCCTAATAGTCTATGGTGGAGGTGCGGGGAGTCGAACCCCGGTCTTTCCGCCTTTATTGTTGATTGTCAACAACTGATAATCTATTTATATACTAGTTTGCTTTCGAAGTCAACCGTTTTATAGATTAAAATTGATACTTTCTCCGCAACCGCAACTGCTTGATGCGAGAGGTGCTTGTATTTCGATGACGCTACCGATAATATCAACTTTCTTATTCACGGTGCTGCCAATGAGATATAATTCAGACGGCCTATCTAACCAGAAGGTCCAATCATCATACTCCTGTGGAAAATCATCTTCTACAAGTTCGTCGGCACTCTTTACCAAATCCCACTTGTAACTGAACCCAGCACAGCCGCCACCTGCAAGAGATAGTCGGACACCTAATGCGTTGTTTGAAACGGAGACATTACGAAAATGCTCAAGCGCAGATTCCGTAAACTGTATGCGGTCTTTTATCATCAAACTATTTATCACGACTCGCTTCGAATAAGTCACGAGTTTCGATAAGTTTTTTAGCCCAGTTGTCACGCTTTTCTATGAATACCTGAGGCTCGTCGCCGTCTACGGCAATCAAGATAACGAGAAAGGGAACAGGAATACCAGTTCGTTCTTCATACATAATTGCATATGCAGCGGTCTGCATAAAGTAGGAACTGATATATTCCTTCTTCTTGGGCCGATTAGAAGTCTTAAAGTCGATTACGGCGCGAATACCATTGTATTCTCCGATACAGTCAACGCGACCAGCCATACGCAGGAAGTCGCTGTATAATGCCAACTCTTGGCAGTGAATGTTATCGATAGGTTCAAGAATTGACTTAAACTTAGTAAACATTTCCTTGTCGAGCAAGGACGCTTTCACGCTATCAAAATCGACTTCTTCATTCTTTAGATATGCTTCGGTAAGTGTGTGTATTTTAGTACCACGAGTAGAAGCCTGCTTAGAAATGCGGTCGGCTTCTTCTTCACCAACGCGCTCACGCCACTTGTTGATGCCATCTTTATTCAGAACACCGAGAACGGTGGTAGCAGAGGGATAACCAACACCTAAGGCATTGACATAAACTCTGCTACCATCTTCTCTTGTTTCATCCTGGGCGAAATCGGTATAATCATAGATCGTTTTAAACATATACTCTTATAACATGATTCGCATAGTTTGTCAAGTCTTTTATGCGTATCTCTCCTCATATTCTAGTCTGGCCAGAATATATTCTTTAACCAATTTGGACCTTACTATATCATGAACAGAAAACTCTACAGTTTTGAACGAAGGCATTAGTTCGGCGATAGCGATGAACTTTTGAAGTCCAGACATATCGGTCTTTTTATATAGATCAGTCTGTCGGAAATCTCCGCAGAATATGATCTTTGAGTTTCTGCCAATTCTGGTCATAATTGAATTTAATTCCATATCCGTCATATTCTGACATTCATCAACAATGACGATGGAATTATCTAGAGTGATACCACGAACAAATGAAGTGATCATAAAGTTCACTGACTTTTGTTCTTGCAATCGCTGAAATGGCTGGATATGATTAAACAAATCCTCGCAGATTTCTACATAAGGTAACTGATAAACTTCTGTCTTTTCTTTTTCGTCACCGGGTAGGTGACCAATTTCTCTTGATGGAACAGCAGAGCGGACTATTACTACTCGCTCAAATACTGTTTCTGGATCTAATGCTTCTTCTAGTGCCTTAAAAAGCGCGATGTATGTTTTCCCTGTTCCTGCTACACCGTGAAGTAATATTGCTGCGGACTGTTGATTATAAAGTTCAAAAAATTGTCTCTGATTAAAGGTTTTTGGTTGAATATTTTTTAGGTCTTCGTATTTTACTTTGCATAGCTTACTCTTCTCTAGGGTTACGGGCGAGTCATTATTTGAGACAACTTGTAAGGCGTTTTGTTTTCTTCTTGACATAACAGTCCTTTGAGGTTTGAGGTTGATACAAAAAAGGCGACACTGCAATAGCAGAGTCGCCTAGTGCCGAGGGAGGCACGATGGATTCGGGAAGAGAAATCGGTATTACTGTCTTCATGTAGTTATTTATTGAGTTGCGTCTCTCCACCACTCAGGAATTTCACGATTTTTCCATTTTGCCATATTATTTTTTGCACCAACATAATAGTTACGATACGACTGTAGAGAATCGCCTTGTACCTTATATTCGTCAGGCATAGCAGGTGTCGGTTGTGTTAGATGACTTACAGGAATATTTTTTGGGGGCTTGCGAAGAAAATAAACTAGCCGGTCAGTGGCATGGATTTTACCATAGCGATGAGTGTATTCTGTGAGAAGAGACTGGAATAGACACATAAGCCAGTTATAATTATTGTTAGACTGACGAACCCAGATAGCACTGGGATGATGGATATGCGTTGCTTTGTAGAGAACCGTTTCAAGGGTGTTGTCTTCCATACGCCAACGCTTGATTGAACGGCCATTAGCAGTTTTGTCTAAGTATTGTTCGCCGTCAATTACACGGTGAGCGGTAGATAACAATTGTGCATATTCTAGGATCATCTTAACGACATGCTTGTCATTATGATATTCGGCACATTTGGAAACGTCACGATCCAAATAAAAGATATTCATGATATATTAACTTTCTTCGATAGATTCACGTATGCAGCGTATATGCTCTTTTGCTACACTTGATATTATATCAGATTCCCTCGCAATGTCAAGACATTCTATAACTTCAATTGGGTCCATTTCTAATAAATCGTCCATCATGTTTCTTTCTGGAGTAACTCCGAAAGCATTGACGCAAAATAAAACAAGCTCCACATCGGCATCCGTATACAACGGTATGCGATAGCGTCTAGGTTCCTTACGAAACTTGTCTGGGAACTTTAGAATATTATCAGTCATGCTAATATTTATTAGGAAAAGACTTTTACCGCATATTTCGCTTCAAAATCATCCGCATCCTTGAAGTTATTCACCATCGGCATACCCTTGATATTAAGGCTTGTGTTCAATAGCATTGGGCAACCCGTTTCTTCATACCATTTACTAAGAAGTTCATAGAGACCAGGGTGTTGCTCTTTTGTCACAGTTTGGACGCGGCTTGTACCATCAGCATGGACAATAGCAGGAAACAAATCAGGATATTTACATCTTGAAGTATATTGCATATAAGGGGAGTCTTCCCATGACATTTCAAAGTAGTCTCTCGCATGTTCTGCCAGAATGACTGGAGCGAATGGCCGAAATTTTTGGCGCTTTTTAATGGCATTTACTTTATCCTTAATGTCATGACCCCTTGGATCGGCTAGAAGGCTGCGATTGCCTAATGCTCTAGGACCAAATTCAGCTTGACCATTTGCAACACCCACTATACCAGTATTTCGCAATTCGGTCAAGAGTTTTTCTACTGGATATTCTCCTCCCATATCTGCACCTAGATACGGACCCTTCCAGTTCAATTTTTGTCTGTTGTTAGCTGCAATCGCTCCCAAGGAACTACCTGCATCACCAGGATTTGGCATAATCCACACATTCTCAAAATATTTTTTAGCAAGATGATTAGCAGAACAGTTTAGCGCACAGCCACCCATAAGAACAAGATTGTCTTGGTAGGCATCTTTCATTTTTGCTCGTATCAGAAGTTTTTCGAATTCTTCTTCATAGACTTTTTGAGTTGCCGCAGCAACACTATAAATGTCTAGGTCGCCGTCATCTGTCCGCCACCAGCGACATCCACGATGCAGGTTCTCAGATTTCCAAAGATTTCTTACTTCATCATAATACTTTTCAGGATTACCATATGCTACCATTCCCATTAAGATATATTCATCTTCGTTTGCTTTTAGACCAATGCGGTCTGTCATAGCAGAATAGAACAGACCCAAAGACTTGGGGTAGTCCATAGACCATTTCTTTTTGAGTTTACTGCCGGAACATTTCCAGATTGATGCGGTATCGAATTCTCCGATGGCATCAATAACAAGGGCGGTCGCATTATCGTATGGTGAAGTGTAAAAGCCAGCGGCGGCATGCGACTCATGGTGAAATGCAAATTCTACCAGGATATCTTTTAAGCCAAATGTAGCAAGATACTGTTCGATACTAAATCGAATCAATCCTTGTCCAGCCAATAGTCTTCGCATTGCTCTAAGTTTAGGCTTTTCATACCAATGAATTTTTTCTGGTTTGCCAAACATCAATGCAGCATGAATCAAATCTGCATTTAAGTCTTTGTCATTTTTGATACCGGAATATCTTTCCGCGTGTGAAGCGAATAAAATCTCATTACCATTAACAACCGTTAAAGACGCATCGTGTGCGGCGGCGGATATACCCCATTCAATCATAGATAAAAGGATCCATTTTACGCAATTCTTTAATTCGTTTTATATGTTTTCTTTTAGCAAAATATGAATTAATCTTTTTTATTAGTAATTTTAACATAAAGTTTCTCCGCAAAGTATTCGTGAGCATTCTCGGTTGGGTGCTTAAACCCACACACCGGTTCGGTATCTTCACGGGCGTGCGTGCCATCAAACAAAGATAGATCCGAATCTACACTACAATCTAGTATCTCTTGAAACATTTTCTCGAATGTCTGTAAATATTGCCAATCAAAATATATATCTGCAAATATATTACCGTGCTTTGATTGCGGACCATTATAAAAGAGAAGGTGTTTCCGAGGGACTGGTTGCAGATAAAAATCAAAATTGTTTACAATACAAAAATTCTTAAAATTTTGTAGTGCAGACAGATAAGTCTGCATAACTTTATAGTCATTATAATGCATATCACTATCTATAAAATCACGGTCACTAATGACCCTAGAAAGTGCTGCGCCTGTTTTTTCTGGTGAGAAACACACGTATCTATGTGGCGTTGTTATTCCCAAAAAGATCAAATCTGTTTCGGGATTTATTTTTTGAGTATAATGTCCTCTAAATAAATCTAAAACCATATGGTCTACTGCGGATCCAGGTATAGCGTAATTGACATGCTCTAAACTCAGTTTATCTGCTAATTTGGCAGCATAAGATCGTTTAGAACCCGCATTCACGTATTCTCCGGTTGTCATATTACCTTCGCGAGCAACATAGTATTCAAACTCCGACATTAGTTTTTTATCAGCAAGCCACTGATGTTTTATTTTATTACATTCATTAAAACTAATACCGAGTATTTCATGATCTATTAATTCTGCGCCGGAAGTAAACGAACATCCAAAGGAAATTAATCTTGTTTTTCCGTCAAGTTTCATTTTCTATGATCGCTCGTCATTGGTCTTAGGTTTTCAACTTCCTTTCCATCCAAAAATGAAAAAAGACTATTTCGCAAATCCATACACTGTTTCCGCATTTTACCTTCTTCGGGCAGAGAAGGTATTTCAGCATCATATAATGCAATTACTTCCTCGAGTTCCTCTCGCAACATGTTGTGGCATGCCATGTGATCAGGATAATATAAGTAGTTGAAATTTAACGGATTTGAATTGGTAAACCGCACATATTGATTTACAATCTTGTAGAGAGTAATTGCATCACGAACATTAAATTTACTGACTGTCATAACAATAGAAACGTTTGATGTTTGTAGATCGAATTCCTTGGTAATAATTTCTTCTTGACAGTATTTTAAATTATCTAAAACTTGATCCCACTTAGCACCTACTCGCAGTTTCTCAAACTTATCACCATAAGAATCTATACTGAAAGACAAAACAATACCTCTGAATTTTTTCCAGATATCAATCTCTTTTCTAGTTGGTCTTTGTGTTCCATTCGTATTGTATTGCAATATTGTTTTTTCTGGATTAGATAATTGATCCAACCACTCAAAATGTGTCTTGTTCATTAGTGGTTCGCCGCCTGCAATATCAATTCTAAAATATCCATCATCACCTGGATTAAGTTTTTTATACTGTTCTAAATCATAAGACCAAGCGATTTCTTCGTTCAGACGATCATATGTTGCTCTGTCTAATTTTCCTGCGCGTAAGAGTTCGGTTGCAATTGCAGTTGAACATGCAGGAGTGCAAATGGTGCAGCGGAGATTACATAATCTTCCAGTTTTTAACTGTAAATATTCAAGAGAAACTTTTTCTGGTGGTGTTTGCATTGTTCCATTATGCAACATCCACATATCTTGTTGACGTTTACTGTCTCGTCCTTCTTCTTCTGCGAATTTACATTGGTTGCAACCACTCGGCCAAACACCTTGCGATAGTTGGTCACGATATTCCTGGAATTCTTCTTGAAGAATAGTCTCTGCATTTTCTATATCCACAAGTTTGCTTTTTTTGTCTTCTCTATGGATAAAAAGACAGCAGGGTGTTAAGTAACCATCGGTATCAACATGCACCGATTTCCACATAGACGGACAATAAATTTTAGTTTCGCTCATATTGACAAATACCAATCTCTCACCTCTGGGTCTATAATTGCAGTTAGACTTTCAAAGGTGTGTTTTCCTAGTAGAAACTTTTCTCGATATTCCCAATTTTCCTTCATCATTTGTAGTATTTCTGTATCAGAATACAGCGGGTCTGTAGCTTTATCTAATTTATAAGATTTTAATACTGCAATCGTTCTGTCTTTTCCCCGCAAGGAACATTCTTCAAATCTTTTAATAGCGTGATCGACAATTCTATCAAAAATTTGTTGTGGATATATTCTAATATCTAAAAATCCTTGAGGAGATGCGGGCCCAATATTACCAAATAATTTATGTGAGTGAAGTTCTGGATCATACGGTTCATAAAATTCAAACCATCTATCAATATCCATAAGAACGGGAGCAGACATAATACTAGAAAGACCGAATTGACCATTATCATTTAATTTAGAGTGGTATTCTTTCCAGTTAGTAGATACAGCATCCCATGAGGCACCATCACGACAAAATTCAAACGTTTCATGTGTACCATCCAAACTTGCTTGAATACTTGGTTGATAAAACTTCAGCAAATCCGGGATAAGTTTGCCCTTCCAAAAAAGGCGAGTTAAATTGGTGTTGTAATGAATGAATATTTTTTGTATATATTCAGGATCAACCAATTCAATCTCTAATAGTTTTTCAACCACTTTCCAATGCACATGCGACATCATGGGTTCACCGCCAGCCCAATAAATTTTTGTCAGCCGTCGTTTATCAAGGCATTCAATAATTTCTTCTGTCATAGAATCTTCGAACTCATAATCTATGACAAATTCTTTACCAGAAGGCCACATTTTAGGAGATTCATTCCACATGTGATTATATAATGAGATGTGTTTTGAACTATAGATACAGCCACAACTTATGCACTGCAAATTGCAATGAATAGTTCTGTAATCGAAGTAAACCGGAAGTTCGGTTACGGAACCATCTTCACATGTTTTATCAATCTTATCGATTATATCGGCAATCGAAGCTGGCGAGTCATTCCAACTTTGTTGACGTAAAGATGTGATGTTCTGTTCTTCGTTCTTATAGCATACAGAACATGCATCAATCTTTTCTCCTGCAATCATCTTTTTTCTGATATCTTTCATCATGGAAGAATTCCAGAAATCCTTGGTTTCTTTTTTTTCTTCCGAAACAAGATCCTGTGATATGCAGCAAATTTTTCGCTCATACTGTGATCCGATGTAACTATGTAACCACGGATATCCACAGATACTTTTATTATTTTCAGTATCGATAGTCATAATTGAATATATCTTTCCACGGGCCCATTTTTCGGCTTAACTGCACTACGTCAAGGTATTTATTACCATTATTCCATTGTTCGGACGAATCAGGAGAAAATCTAAGATACGATTTCATTGTTTCAGTCAGGATATAATTACTGTATGAAGATTGTTCGTAGATATCGGACAAGCCTTGTTTAAATTCTTTAGATGCACAATTTAACGATAAGTAATCAGGAAATACTATAAAATTCTGATTGATTGTAGTGTGTGGTTTCAGTTTGGTCAAGGGCACTGCCCACTCATAAAATTCGGGCAAAAAGGGTGCATTTAACCACTGAATACTGCAAGTAATATTCATGCCATGAATATATGGATTCTCTAACAATTTGCGAATATTTTCATTTGCGACATCCCACTTTGATGGATATCGAATAAAAGAATTCTTATCTCCTGTGGCGTCTACACTGCATCCTAACGTAACCACTTTAAAATGTTTCCAATATTCGCTAAAAGAATCACTATAGGTTGTGCAATTTGTATTATAGCTAATGTGAATATTTTTAGCAACATCCCACTCAATTAATTTCTCTAACATTTTCCATTGCATTGGCATAATGAAGGGTTCACCGCCATTGATATAAAGATATTTCAAAGTATCTTTATGTTCTTTCAATTGATCGATGATGTCTTCGTTAAACCACTGGAAATTATCAAAATCTGTATTATTCTTCGACACAAACGGAAGACTGTCTGCCCATTCGTTATAATCTGATACCAAAGCCGAACTGGAATCTGGATAGCACATTAGACATTTTAGATTGCATAGATTACTCAATCGCAAATCGATAAATTCTAATCCCGGTGTTTCGCGCTTTGGCCAACGAGTATTCTCTGTGGTTCTTCGAGATTTTCCACCATACTGTTCTATTTTATAGCAGCCCTCACACGCAGAAGGAAATTCCCCATCTAACATCTGTTGACGGATCTTGTTGACAGATGGTGCATCAAAAATTTCATTTATCGTATGTGTTCGTAGATTTAATAGCCTACCATTTTCATCTTTGGCAAAACCGCTATCTGGTCCTCCCATTTTAGATACACAACATATAGAAACGTTTCCATTTGGATGCAAATTCATATGATTAAACGGCAGCGCACAATAACCATCATTTCTCATAGTGTGTTGTACCATTCTAACAATTCTCCAGGAAATACATCTAGCGTTTTATTTCTACGATGACTGTATTGGGAATAAAAGCTCTTAAAATCTTTACGATTTAATTCTAAGTCGTCATCATATGCATGAGGAGTTTCAATTACGTTAACATAGGATATTAATCTTTCCACATCACTCTTTTCATTACCTATTAATTCGTTTTTATTTTTTTCATACCATGCAAGCAACTTTTCATGTGCTGTAGTTCTAATGTTATCAGGAAGAACTGTCAAACTCTGAAACGCAGGGAATCTAAGAAAATTTATGCTCATTGAAATTCTGTTATTATATTTGCGCTTCCATTGCTGCACCTGATCCATGAAGTCGGTGATATCGAACATACACAATGCATTGATAGTCATCATCACCACAATACGCTTAACATTTGATTCTTCCAAAATGCGTTCTACATTGTTACACCATGCGTCATAATCTAACCCATCTCTAATATATTCCGCTTGAGCACCTGTTGTTTCCATACTGGTAAAGAGACACAGCTTTTCGATATCGAATGACTTTTTGATGAGTCTATCAATAATTGATTTTTTGGCACCCAGATTTGTATTGATACCCAACTCGAAAGTATATTTGTTTTCGGCAAACATATCAATCAACTTCCAAACATCGTTATTCATTAATGGTTCTCCGCCTGTTATGCGAAGAACTCGAAGTTTCTGACTAAGCTCTGGCCACCATTCCCAGAAGGCCGAGATATATGGATTAGCAGTTTTTTCATGGGTATTGCTATATGTACCGTCGTGCTTAAAAGCACCACCACCTCTAGTTTCCAGCTCATAATTTCCATGTGTCTTGATATCGCGTTCCCATGCGGTACTAAAATTCGCATTGCAATAACTACATGCAAAATTGCAGGTGCGATCAAACATTACTTCAAGAGTAGGAGGAACGATTCTAGTATCTGCGGGAAGTTCGAACCATTCCTGCATTTCATCATTTGTAAATTGCAGGGACTTAAAGACGCGGTCAGAAATAAAAGTATCTCCCATGCTTTCTATCTTCCAACAGTAATCACATTCAGAAGGCTGAATGCCGTCCTGCATTAACTTGCGCATTTTAAATTTATGATCTGTATTGTGCAACTTTGAAGGATCGATTGCAATTTGATCTACATCAATCTTATGAACAGGAGGCAGGTGACAACTACTAGTTTCGCCACTATTTAACCAAAGGGTACTATTTCCCCATTTGGCACCACAGAAGGATTTCGATTTAGAATCCAAAACGGCGTTTCTAAAATTTAACATGGGATCATCCATAGTAATCATCGTCCATTAAATATGCAAGTTCCGGAAACGTCTCAACAAATGATGTTTTTCTACGTTTATCCAAACTGCGAGTATAGTTTCTAAAATCTTTATATAAAGATTGCGGTTCTTTAGTTGATCTCATATAGTCAACCAATCTTCTTACCTGATCAACTTCTTCTAAATAAAATATTTCTTGGTCAGATTTCAGTGGTGTCAGTTTATGTGCATCGACATATTCAATCCATAAATCCCCAAACTTCTGTTTATCTTCATCTGACAATAACGTCAAACATAACATTCTAGGCCAACGAAGATATGAAAGATGGGTTCTTACTCTAAATTCATGCAACTTGCTAGAATACTTCAATCGCATTTCTCTAATATACTGCAAATATTCTAGAAGGGTTGGCGCACTTGTTAAGTTTATGGTTGTCATATAATGTAGTCTGGTAGTGTTCGGGGTATTATCTAATACATATTCACAGTTTTTCTTAAACTCATCAAATTGCATACCAAACCTAGAATACTCGGCCTGTTTACCTGTGCTTTCGAGAGAAGTATACACATCAAATAATTTAATATTACCCGAGATTCTATTGATATATTCTACCAATTTCTCTACCAACTTATCAGGAACATTAAGATTGGTGTTAATCGCGAGTGTCAAATTTGGATTTGGGTTCTCTGCGATGTAATCAAGAACTCGCCACGTATGCTTACTCAGCAACGGTTCGCCACCTGTAATCCGAAACGTGTGTAAGTTTGGATATAATTCAGGCCACCATTCCCAAAATGCATCAATATATGGATTTTTTTCTTTTCTATGAATAGGTAATTTACCCGATTCCTTCAACCAATCAAGATCATGTAGCTTGAAATCTTCCAGTTCTATTGGACCATGTGTCTCAATTTCTTCCTGCCATCTCGAGGAACTTTCCGGACTGCAATATACGCATTTAAAGTTGCAAGTAGATTCAAATGCAACTTCTAAATACGAAGGATCAATATTCGCCCCGTCACCAGATTTTACAATTTCATCAATATGTGGAAGCGCCCACGAATACGTAGATTTGTATATTCGGTCGCTCATCCAATCTTTGTTTAGATTCTCGATTTTCCAACAATAATCACATTCTTTAGTTTGTATACCATTAAGCATGTCAATGCGTGCTGCTTTTTTAACCGCAGTATTATGAATGCCTCTTGGATTATCCTTAATATCTTCAAGTGTAATTTTGTGTCTTGATGGATGGTGACAACTATGTGTCTCGCCGCTATAAAGCAAAATAGTCGATTGCTTCCACTTTGCTGCACAAAATGACGGGCTAACAGCATTAATCTGTTCCCGTTTTTCTTTTAAAAAATTCCAATAAGAATCTACCGCGTGAACATCCAACTTATGCTCTTCGTGTGCTCCATCGCTCATAATGTTTTGCACCAATCTAAAAAGTCTCTAAATTCAGGAAATATATCTGTCAAATTACTGTTACTTCTACGATCATATTCGGGAAAGAACTTAGCAAAGTCCTTTCTACCATTCAATCGATATTCTTCGGTAATATTGTGCGTATCGTTATAGAAATATTCTCTGACACGTTCCATCTTGCCTATTTCAATATCGCTGAAACCGTTTTGCTTCATGTATTGAACATCATTATCTATATATATTCCAAACTCCGCAGGTAAAATATTCATCGTCCAATGAGGCGGTTCTTTTAAGTGAGGAATGTCAATAAGAATTCTTTCGCCCCACTTTTCACGTAATTCTACAATCAACTGTAAAAAGTCCTTGAAATAAGGAACTGTTAATACGTTATAAGTTGTCATGAAACTTAGATACGCGGTAGGAACAGTTTCTAATACCGTATTAACGTTTTGTAGAAACAATTCGTAGTTGAGACCTCGACGCATATACTCTGCCTGTTTACCAGTGCATTCTAAACTAGTAAACAGACGAAGATTCTTAATATGCTTCTTCTCAATCAATTCTTGGGCCCGAACACAGAAGTCAGCGACTTTACGATTAGTTACACCAAGATTAGTATTGATTTGAAGAAACAACTCCGAATTACCATCTTCTTTTAACATGTCTAATAACTTGAATGTGTTAGCAGTCATTAGCGGCTCGCCGCCTGTGATGCGAAAAATCTTCAAGTCATTCTTTAAATCTGGCCACCATTTCCAAAATGCTTCAACATAAGGATTATATTCTTTTTCAGAGTAAATCTTATTATGTAATCCATATTGATCGTAATTTAGATCGTAATTGCCATGCTGTTTAATCTCATCTTCCCACAGAGAAGAGAATGACGGACAACAATAGCCACATTTGAAATTACAAGCATTACTAAAACTAATTTCCATGTTATAAGGATTTACGTTTTGGTCCCACGGAATATTCTTTAGTGTTTCAATTTCATCGTCCAAAACAAATAAATTGTTTATGACATCTGTATTCTTATAAACACGGTCACTAGTTTTATCTAGATCCTCGATGCTCCAGCAGTAGGAACATCCTTCAGGTCTTCCGCCCTCCAGCATTGACTTACGCTGTTGTTTTTCATGGGAAGTGTTGTGCAGTGCAGCCGGGTCCTTAGATATCTCCTCTAATGCTATATGCATAACCGGCGGGTGATGACAGCTATGCTTATGTCCTGAGTGGAGATAAAGCGCAAGCCATCTCCACTTTTGTGGGCAAAAGCCGTGTCCGACAGAATCTAGTTTTTCTTTTACTGTCAACCTCTACGCATCCTTGAGATTTCTTCCATCTGATCCTGATTGATCACTGGTACTGCATTAGATTTATGCATCGTGGCAATACCCCTAATTAAAGTGCCTGTATATTCGTTAGGCTTCTTAGCAAACGTCATGCCGCCGCTATCTATAGATTTATAACGTTCGCGATGGTCCGATTTATACACTGCTGGCATGGGAGTGCCACGCAGCTTAGGCTTATACTTACCTTGACGATATTGCACATATTCGTCAAAAGTCTTAGTTGAAGAACCGAGACGTTTCATCTGCTTATTATAGTCTACCCAGTCCTGAGCATACTTACCAGTGATACCCTTATTTGCAGTTTTTCTACTTTTGGTATTTGTTGTAGTATAGGCTGGACCCAACAGATGCATTGACATAATAATCTCCTCAAGACTTTACATTACAACATATAGCCAAGATTGTCAATAGAAAAATAATGGTTGACATTAGGTCACAAATCGTATATAACTAGAGTATAAGTTATGGAGATTGTGATGATTCTTGAAATATCTAGAAGTGAAGAGACCCTACTTAAGGAGTTGGGTGTTACATGGAACGGTTGGCAGTATGAACATGCTGAGTTTCTTGAAATTAATTTTGAACTAGAAGCGAATGGTATTCCTACCTATTCGTCTTTTGAAGAGTATCTTGAAGGCCGTGTGGCATATAAAAGGAAGGTTGCATAATGAACACCGAGGAACTAGAACAACACTTCCGTCAGATGGAGAAGGAACTATTCGAACAAGAAGTTACTTCGAAGTCGCCCGATACACGCCGTCCCAATCTTTCGGAGGTGATACTTGAAAATCTTCAATACGGCTAATCATCGTGTCGTAATAATCAGATAGATTACCTTGCCAGCACTTCTTTAAGTCGCTGGCAAATTTTTGAGCAAGTTCCCACTTACCTTCACGATAAAGTGCAAGAAACTTCTCATGTTGTTTCTCGCCTAGATGATCGAAGGTTTCCAGGATAGTGAAAATCTTAGCTGGCAGTGTCTTGCCTTTAACTGCAATCAAATCAAGTTCAACTACTTGGTATACATCCCTAACCAGTTCGGCAGTTTGCGGTCCGACGATGAGTTTGACGCCATAAGACTTGGTTTGACCTTCCAGACGAGCAGCCAGATTAACGCCATCCCCCAAGCAAGTATAGTCAAAACGCTGAGTGCTGCCCATATTACCAACAACCACAGTGGCAGTGTTAATACCAAGACCCATCCCAAAAGCGGGAATGCCTTCTCTTTGAACTTCTTCATTGAAACTCTCCAAATCTTTTAGCATCTGGAAGGCTGTTTGAGCTGCATCCAACGCATGTTTATTGTTATCAAGAGGCGCATTCCAGAATGCCATCTGTGCATCACCAATATACTTATCAAGTGTGCCGTTATTTTCAAGAATTGCTTTTGTCATGACAGTCATATAGCGATTCATGATTGAAGTCAAGCCTTGGACATCTTCACCATAATGTTCTGAGATAGTAGTGAACCCTCGAACGTCTGTAAACATAATTGAAAGTTCCCGAGATTCTCCGCCAAGTTTTAATAGTTCTGGTTGTCTTTGCAATCTAGCAACCAAATCTGGACTCAAGTAGGTACCAAACTGTTTCTTAATCTGTTGCTTCTGGAGGAATTCACTAATAAACTTTACGGTATAGATATGCATATAAATGATTGCGATTGCAAAGATATTAAATGTTACGTCAAGCAAAATGCCGTGTTGCGCAAACAAATATAATGGTAGATAGAAATATCCGCCTAGTAGAACTGCGATAAATATAATCGAAAATCTAAATCTAGAAAGAATGATTAATGCCAGAGCAAGACCCAGAAACGCCGCAAGATCCACAATTGCTGACCAGTTTGGAATCGAAACAGAATCCCCATTTATCAGAGTTTCAAGAATACTCGCCTGAAGGACATGGGGATGTTGCGCACCTGATGGAGTCGCTACAGGATTCGCAATTCCAGCAGCAGTTACGCCAAGAATTACAATTTTCCCATCAAGACGAGGAATATCATCACCTACTTCAACAGATGGAAATACGTAATTGGGATTAATGAACGTTCTTCCATATTCATCTGTTTTAATTGTTTCAAAAGAAGGAATTCGTAATGCTTCAACCCCAGTCTGATTTATCTTGGCTTGATACGAAGAGTCTCCTGCTGCTACACGCAGCATCTCTAGAGCAAATGCGGGATAGTATTCGCCTGATGATTGGGATAGAAGAGGAACTCGCCTTACAACCCCATCACTCTCAGGTAGGGTCGACGTTATCCCAACACCGCCAGCGGCTTCTTGAAGAGGTGCGATATTACTTAGAACGCACGGGTATCGAGGAAGAAATTCAGTTGCTTCTCCATCGCCGATTACGGCAACGCCTGTTCTCCGAATTGTCGCACTTGCCCGCGAACAAGAGTCACTTACCGTCTGACTCAGAACGACTGGATGTGATCTAAGTGTATCGACAAGAACACCGTCAGTCCCCATACGATCAGGCTCAGGCATAAGTATAGTGCTGCCAACAAGAGCAGCCCCTCTGTTATAAATGTCATCCAAAATTTTAGCATGGACTTCCCGCGGGAAAGGCCACTGGCCATATTTCTCAATTGCTTTCTCCCCTAAATTAATGACTACAATCTGCTCAGATTGTTTTGCTTTATCGAGCATAATGTAGTCATAAAATTTAAGACGAGTCGCTTCAACTAAATACGGATCTTGTAATTTAAACGCAAGTAATAATGCAAATGTAAAGAGTGCTAACCACGGTGAAAGTAAAATTTTCTTAATCATGTTAACTCTTTCCATTCTTCAGGCGTTATTTGTGGTCTGTTCGTAATGAAATAATTATAAGTCTCTAATTCATTTTCTAAATCTTGTTTACTAAACTTACTATTGTTTATATAACAACCAGATGAAATTGGCTTTGAACTTCCAGTAATTATAGTCTTTGAAGAGACTGGAATATAGTAACCAAGATTTCTAAAATCTATTACATAAAAATTAAGATTCTTGGGTATATTAACCAGATAAGGACTGCTATGATTTTCAAAACTACTATCTTTATCTGTGAAGCCGATAGAAATCATTCTATTGTATGCAGATAACATTCTTTCAACCGGATTTCGCAACACAATGATTTTCTTAGAAATAGAGGAATTCCAAACCCACTTTCTTATATCAGTAGATATACTCCACTCATCAATACCAAAATATGAATACATTGAAGTGTGACCACATCTAGGTGATGATGCCACTAATACTTTACCATTATCATGAATAAACATATTCAATTCTTCGTATAAGAGTATCCATTACATGGTCCAGTTGTGCATGTTATTTCCATTTTCGCAGAGTCGGCGACAGTCAAGTTATTTTGTATGACAGTTACACCAATTCCAGAACTATTTAGTAAAAGTTGAAATTGTTTCGCAAAGGCACCCAATTGAGTAACAGATACCGTAGATCCACCAAATGGTGCGCTGATATCCAGAAAATGGTTGGCATTTCCCTGTTGTAAGGTACTGATATTATTAGAGTTTCCTAAAGCACTGATAAACAACGATTTTCCTCCAGCATCTTTTTGTTGTGCTGAGATTTGATTGCCTAGTCCATTGGTGATAATCTCGGTGTATTTGCCTGCATATTGTTGTGTCAGTGATACGATGTTGTTATTGCCTGTAACAGAAACTTCTGCTAAGTTCTTACCGATTGGAGTTGTTGTCGTTCCTTGGTTGATAGTAACGCTGTTACCACTACCGTTGATAATCATTGCTTGCGCACCATTCACACCACGGATTTGGTTCTGCTTAGAGAACTGTTCAATGTAAACTGAATTGTTAGATCCCGTTGCATTGATATAGATGGAGTTTTGTGTAATCGCATTTGTTTGATTAATCTTCAATGATTGATTGGCACTGATTGTTGCCAACGGAAATGTTGGTTCTGGTGGTGCGGGTGGAGGTGGTGGTGGCGCAGAAGAACCAGCATTAGGAGCAACAGGTGTAAAGGTTGCGCCATTCAGTGAAGTTGATCCTTGCATCTGATCGATAAACAGAATTGGCGACAATGCGGTATCACCAAGATTGAACGAGGCAAATCCCAGAAGATAGTTTCCGTCAGCAGGAACTGTGAAGACTGCGACTTGCCAACCTGTAGCACCGTAAGACCCTACAGAATAATTTCCTGTTCCTTGATTGGTGAATCCTAGAAGCGCGAAGTTTTGAGTTTGTCCGTTGATTGTCGGAGTACCATTACCACCAGTAACAGTGATCATCGATCCATCATTGTATGGAACATAATCGGTTGAAACATACTGCCAAGCATAAGTGTATGTTGTACCTGCTTGAAGAAAAACTGTTCTACTAATAGAAGTCGCATTGGTAGGATACATGCTACCATTAGAGTAAATAGTATTTCTAATTGATGTAATTGTAGAACCTGTCAACCCCAAAGTAGTCATGGCGCCATCAAATCCAGGAGAACCATTTCCTGCTTGTAGAGATACCATGTATGAACCATATGGAGTAACAGTCCAGCACTTGCCTCCACCTGGACAGTAGTTTGTCATACCAGTTGTAACTTGCGCACCAGAACCACTATCGCTCCACGAAGTTCTTGCTGTAGTTGAACCGTTACTCACTGTCCAACCAGTATAGTTACCATTCTCGAAACCGTGATTTGTAACTTGTGCGAATGTTGGCATCGCAAAGAATAGTAAGAATAGAGCAATTAGATTTTTCATCTTGCACCTGTTTCTTGTATCACAGTGATATTACCTTGTGGTCTACCAGTTCCCGATGTTGTCCACTTATCGTCCATAAAGTTATAGACATCCACTATTGCGTTTTGAACAGATATGACTTGTGCTTCGTTACCCTTCTCCAACCAGATAGTAACTGCCTGTTGTCTATCTTCAGATAGACGAGTATATACCCATCCGACCTGAACGTTCTTCTTGAATATTGGGGAAACATTAGTATAAACTGTTTCTACTGGAATGCCACCTTCATTAAATTCAGCAAAAACGTCTAGTAGTTCTTGCGATGTTGCTGGTCGACGCATTACCGCAGCGACTTGTTCAACGTTATCATTTGTGCCGCCATCTGGATCTTTGTTATCGTCCGATGCTGCTTTAGAAGGATTCGTAAATTTCTTTAAACTATCTCTAGCAAGTTGAAGCAAACTTTGGCCGTCATCTGTTTCCAGCGGAACGATTTGAACATTGTTATCTAACGCCTTCATCAAAGGATTGATAACTACTGGTGGAGCAGGAGGAGCAAAGTTGTTTTCTACAACTGTTGCTTGAAATGGTTGGTTTAACGTAACTACGCCAGATGCAGTAATAACTTCGATCATACCCGTCGGGCATTGAGCAGTTTGTTTTGTGATATCTAATTCGTTATAGCATTCGGGAACCAGCACGACCGTGGAACGACCTGCTTCATCAACCGACATAACGAAGTCTGTGCCACGAACTGCAATAGTAGCAGTTGGTGTGCGAATGTTTACGCCTCTGGGGTTTGTTTTTGCGACTTTACCTGACGCATATCTAACTGTTCCAAGAGCAACTCGTAACCCGAGTTTGCCTTTTGATGACCCTCCACCATCATACACAAAGTCATCCACAAGAAGTCGCGAGTTTTCTGTAATATTAACTGTAGTCGAGTCATTAAATGTAATCCTAAATCTGCCTTGGGAGTTGGTGGAAATTGTATCCATCTTTTCTACGCCAGCACCTTTAGATGCTACTGTAGTCTTGGCGCCACGCTTAATAGCACCACCTCCTCTGAAATCTGTTATCGACCCAATACCAGCAAAGGCAGGAGTCGATAACAGAAAAATCAGTAGAAGATTAGTGGCCAGTTTTGATATTAAACGTGCCATTTGATCCCACACTATTAATATTGATCACAGTTTCAGATGCGCCATACTGTTGTGTTGTTACAGTGTTTAGCGAACCTGTCAGGTTTACATATAGTGAGTGACCGAATGTTCCACCGAGATCGGTTTGTGTAACATCAAAGTCATTGTAGTTGCCCGTCACCAGAATTGTTTGTGTCGCATTTGGTGATAGTGCATCCATGTTTACTGTGTTATTGTTACCGTTGAAATCCATCGAGTTACGGATATTAGCGCCCGACCCACGGAAAACAAACGAGTTGCTGTTACCAGTAAACTTGGCATTCATATCAAGTTGATTACACGAGGAGTCGGTAAGTCCAGTTCCGCAACGAATGTCTGCGGTATTCAGATTGCCGATTTGGCGAATTGTTACATCGGCGATTCCTTGGGCACCTGTATCGGATACGACACCCATATAAAGTTGGTTTCCATTGCCTGTCTGTATTGCGATAACGCTCTGGTTATCACCACGTAGGTAAATAGGATCAAGAGTAGAACCGATAACGTTAGCAGTACCAGTTTGAACGATGTTAACATCTACGTTACCTCCTTCTTGATCGATATATACTTTGTTTGTTGTTGCAACAGTATTCGCTTCTGTTTCATTCGGCGAAGTTGTTACAATTGCTGGAGGGGTTGGTGCTGTTGGTAGCACAGTTTGTGCAATCGCAGATGTTCCATAACAAAGAGCAGCACCAACTAATAAAAACTTACTTAGTTTCATTTGTGGTTTCCTTTTGTTTAAATCTCCATAGATTTTTGGTCTCACCATCCTTGATTAACTCAACAACAGCCGTTTCTATGGCAGAACGGATCGCATAACTACCTGCTTCATTACTTGTTTGCTGTCCATCAAATTCAAATGCTTTAGTTGCCAAATCGAAGAATGTAAAAGCAGTTATCCCCTCAGAAGTAGAGAGAACAGTTTTCTCTACAGTAACCGAATTCAGAACTTCGCCTGTTTGAACAGAAACTAGACGAAGACTAACTGTAACTTGGTCTTGTGTGTATTGCTGGTATGGACCGACGCCAAGGAATCTAGCACCAGTACCACCAGTTTTAATATTCGAGTTATAATCAATGATACCACCTTCTATGATGATACCCGCAACTTTCAATGGAGGAAGAGGTTCAGCCGCTTCTCCTGAAATCTGTTCGCGCATTTGACGAACAAGTTGACGTTCTTTGATCAGCGAATCGATGCCGACACGCTCTACAGGAATAAACCACTTACCACCACCTGTATCTTGTAGTGTCTTAATCAAATACGCATCTGCACCTTGAGTTACCGCAGTCGAGAAACTTGCAAGAGTAGCAGAAGGTTTACGTTGACCCGTTCTATCAGTAAATGAATACAATGCGATAGGAATTGGTTGACCATCTAACTCAGGAAGATTCTTGAATAGTTTTGGATTTGCAAAACGCTTGACTTCCGCGTCATCTCTAAAGAGATATGATTGGTTGGCAGTAGGATGAAGCGCACCAACACAACCAGAAAGAACAAGCAAAAGCGGAAGGAGAACTAATTTTTTCATAACGTCTCCTTAGAATGCGAACGTAGCAATAGGAACGACAACAACCGTAGTATTGCCATTCTTATCGACTACTGTTAGAGTAACTTCAGTACCAGTCTTGACATAACTTACAGAATTACCATCAAGATTGAATGTTCCTGTGGTTGCTGTTCCGCCTTCTGCGAACAGATTGTTTGAAAGTTGTGTAGCAAGTTGAGCATAAACCTGAGAGGTAAACAATGCCATGAATTTAGCAAGAGGAGTATTTGCTGCCTCTGCTCGTATCAGTGCGGCTTTTGCTGCTTCTGCATCTTTGATTGCCTGTTCCCGCGAACGCTCTTGCGCATCGATTGACTGCACATGCGAAGACCACCCATACCCAGTAAAGGAAGGTGATTTAAACTGTTGAACAATTGGGTCCGCAAATGCAGGACTACTTAGACTTAGTAGCACCAGGAGCATCGTCGCTCGTTTTAGCATCTTTCTCTTCCTTTTTGTTTTTGTTATCCGAAGAAAAATTTAAGTCAAAGGTAAATACTTTAAGGATCTCAATCTTTAGATTTATTGTCATGGTTATGATCCTCTTTTATTTGCAAAATTACGCTCACCTTCTGGTTCAATCTTATCAAGTCATTATCAAGCATACGAACACGGTCAATCAACGCAATTAAAATAACATTAGTTTCGCCAATCAATGGCATCAGTTTATCTGTTACGAATTTATAAATGAACCAGACAAAATATCCCATACCGACAGAAGCGACAATAGGAAATCCATACTGCTTTACAAGTTCCGCAATGATAGAAGGATCCATTAGTCCTTCCTTGCGTCATTCTTCCCGTCGGCTCGTGCAATTCTATCTAAGTCTGGTTTCAGACCCAAAGCGGAACTTACAACAGCATCAACGCGAATAATATCATGGTTCATGGTCTTCACTCGGTTATCTAACCCCATGATAATACCCTGCATTCCCTTGAGCGCCTTTACAACACCCTCAAGAATGTAATTGATGACAAAATACACGAAGACACCACCGAGCAAGGCCGCTGCAATGGGGAATCCTACATCTCCAATAAGTTTAAATATCGTATCGTATGACATATCAATTCTATTTATAAATAAACGTAAAGAAGGAAGATAAAAATGGCGGGTGCATCAGCAGAAAGACAAGAAAATACCTTTGTTGACTCGATAAACAATGCTGTGAAGAAAAATCCAGCTGGAATTAAGATAAAAGCCGGTTCCCAGACTATTTCTGGAGTAATTAAAGCGGAAAAGTTCACCGGAAGACAAGTTTCCGGCTCTGAACCCTATATTGATGTCAATTTACATCTGGCCGACGGCAAAACTACAGTAGGTATCTCTATGAAAGGCAACACTGCACCCTCATTAGCGGGTGGCGGACTGAAAGGCATCAATTTAGCCGTACCTGGTCTTGCAAATAAGTTCATGAAAGCGGTTTTAGAGCATTTGAAGAAAAAAATAAAGCCGGGAGACAAAGTTCCCGACTGTTATGGTAAGATTAGTGACCAACATAAGGTAAAAATCGTTGTTGGTAACAAAGATATGGGTGGTCCAATCGATTACATGTATATTGGCAACATGACTCCGGTATCAAACTATAACAAAAGCACCAACACGCTGGCTTTTAACAACGGGAACTTCTATGAAGCAACCAAATATGCTAAGTCACATGACCTATATTTCAGACTTCGTGCTAGAAGAGAAGACCAAGTGTTTGATCCAACTGCAAAAGACAGTATGAACGTGCCTAAAATCTATTCTAAGTCACCAAGTAAAGGGGACTCCGCCGGTAGAATAGTTGTTACCGACAAAGTCCCCAATAATGCATTACAAAATGTAGTTAATATAGTCTAAACGTAATCTTCTACGTCTAGTGACATCGAATACTTAGTATCAGGCGGCAGTGTAATCAGCTTCATACCGTAATTATTGACCCCTTCTGGTAGCACAACACCGTCTTTTAACTTCAACGTGTTCTTCTTGAAGGGTGTGTAGTCAACATAATGATGCCAACGACCATAACGCCAGACAACACGTGCTACATCAGGGTGCATATCAGCCAACATCTGTGACTTATTGATGGTACCCTTCTCGTGGTAACGCTTGCCTTCGACTTCTTCGCCCTCTTCCAAGAATTCTTTGTGATAGAACTCTGCGGTGTTACCACCCTTGATGGTCTGTGTAGCTACTTTACCCTGCAAGAAAGCATTGAACTGCACGGTGCAGTCACCATCTTTCAATACACGCAAACAAATATCGGTATCTTCATTGTAACGACCACGCCAGCGATGCTTACAATCGTTACGGATTAGCAATGTTGAGTAGATACGAGTGTTTGCGACATATGGAGGATACTTCTGGTTAGGTGCAATGAAGAACCGATACTGAGGACCAGCAATGTAGAGGTTTTCATATCGGTCAAAGAAGTCTTCCATAGCGGTGAAGAACACGCCAGACTCCACACGAATACGTTCATTGCGATGGAGACGGTAGAAATCTGAAATGTTATCGTCTAGAACCCAGTGAGCATCTGCACCGATACTGATAGAGTGGTCCCATGCCCAGTTTCTAGCACGACCAGGACCATCACCATGATTAGAGAAGGGTGCGACAAGAAGAGTGACACCAGAAAGTCCGAAATTAGTTAGCGCATCTTTATAAGGCTGCAAATCTTGGGGTTCGATAATGATATAATGCGGCACTCTCATACGAGAAAGCGACCGCGAGGTAATCATCGTATCAGCACGGCCCTTAGAAACAATGTAAACGGGGTATTTTGGGTTAGTCATAAAACAAATGATCCAATGATGTTGATTTCCATCTCGCCAAACTATCAGCGAACATATTATTTAGGTTGAGAATCCAGTTCTCTTTACTGTGCTTGGCTTTACTTCTATTAGATATATCACATCTTTGTTCAAAAGTCAAGTCTTTCAATGAATTAATAGCAGCTTCTAAATTTTCACGCTTGACATTGGTAGGAACCATGATATAGTCTGTGTCTCTATCTGCTACAGCTTGACTACCATGTGTACCGCTACTGTCAGTGACAAGCACCAGAGGTAATCCTCTTGTCAATGCTTCTAATGCAGTGATACCCCATGACTCTACGGGACAAGTAGAAACGTAGACAGAACCCATTGACATCACTGCCATTGTATCATGGTGCTTCAAACCGCGAATTGTATCTCTCGGTGTTTCCCAATGAGCATTCTTGTCGGCGTATTCTTTTTGTGTATCACTATCAAATAGAGGAATACTTGTTAGAACACAAGACTTTAGTGCAGACTCTTTAAGTTTGTTGTGAAGAAAGAATGGATTCTTGGTAGGGTCCGTGCGACCAACTGTCACCGCATCAAAGTGTTTGTTTTCAGATACTTGTTCATCACCATTAGCAAAGGCTGAGTTGATGTAACCATATGCATTCAAGACATCATGGCCTACGATGCGCTTTGAAATGGCATTCATCTTACTGTGTTGGTCTTTAGAGACGAAGTAAATGGAACCACCATTAGCAGCGAACTCTTCTTTGGCTTTAATGGATTCCACATTGTAGATAGACCGAATACCAGGTGAGTGATTGAGCCACACCACTGGTAAATCAAACTGTTGAAACGCCACTGTATAGGCATGGCTGAAATGATTAGTGAAGATAATATCTGGCTTATGCTCATTCACAGCCCGTTGCATGATATCACTTGTTCTACGTTCCATTCTGTCTTCGAATGTAATGTAAACAGGTATCACGCCTTCGATGTTCTCATACGCCAGCTTCTGGAACAATTCCACACCACCAAGCACAACGTCCGAGTCAAGTCGGACATTTTTATCTTTGTGCTGGATGACGGGCATTAGTATTCTCATTCAGCTTCAATCCATCGCAGAAGATAGTTGGGTGTTCGTTCTAGCTTGGGGTGCCAGATTGCTTTGGACTTATCGGTCAGCACCTGGTCAATACGCCGCGAGAACTCTTCATAGTCCTCAAGCCGACGAAACTTCACAATCACCGAACGTATTGGACCACTATCTTCTAGATACTCAAACTCTGGCATGCCAACCCAATGCTCTTTCCACGCATCGTCTTCCGTTTCATTTACCTCTACTTCAAGCGAAGCTAGATTCTTATCCTTTCGCGGAGCGCACAAGCGAACGTCCACATCCACCAAAGGTGCTTGGCCATCGTCAAACAACACAGCACGGGTATCCGCCAATGGGAACCAGAAGTCTTTAAGATTACTTGCTACGGTAAAGCCGATACGCTTAGAGAGGTCTACGATATCCTCAACGGTGCGGAAGTGGAGATAGATAGCCTTCCACAAGTCCGGGTCTACTTTCTTCTTACCAGAATTATCCGCAAGGGGAGTATCTATAACCCCCACCAGATGCTCAAGGGACATGCGATACTCATCCTGCATACGCGCATTCTGGTCGAGATAGTTTTCGTAGTCACCAGATTCTTTTACTTCACTCATTGTATATCTCCATTATTTCTTTTACTATACAGTATATAGGTAGAAAAATCAAGAGTTTTTAAGGAGTTAATTGTTTCCACTCTTCAGGACTAATGATCTTACAATTATTCCTAAAGTATTGATAGCTTGCCAATTCTTCTACCAGACACTCTTGGGTTCGTCCTGTTCCAGTTGGTATATCTGTTAAATCGCTATACTTGACACCACTGGTATTAGACACTATAGTATCTTTATGCATAGGAATATAGTCACTCAAATTCTCAAAAGGAATTATCTCTACATCAAGGTATCTAGGAATATCAATAAGAAACGGCGATCTGTGAATCCATATCCAGAACTCTCTATCCATCATAGGCGACGGTCCATCCACACTGCGAAAAATTTCCGCAGACTTCCATCTGTCTACTGGGTTTCTCAACACAATAACTCTTCTACTAGTAGAGTTTATCCATTTATTCCAATTTACATCGTGACTATATGATATCTCTTCGACGCCAAAGTAGTTGCGCATTGATGTATGTCCACATCTAGTTTTAGACATGACATGGACATTACCATTATCGTGTATGAACATTCAGGTAGATGCCTCTAAAATAGTGGCATTAACTAGCTTCCACACGATCTGTTCAATGATATTGGCTTCTTCATCCATATCCATATCATAGAGGGCCATCTGTAGGTCACCGACGCGACCATCTACGAGGTCATCGAAATACGGTGCGTCTTGTTCTAGTATATTCATATTATTTACCTTGTTCATTACATTCACTCCTCATCTATTTAGGGGTTAATTTGGTGGCGCGAAAAATTTTGGTGGAGGCCATCAGCTTTTTCCTTGGTGCCAGGTAGAAGACCTTAAAGCAAGCCGCGTCTAAAGTCTTGGCACCTAGCCCGGGCCCACCAGATTTCACTATGGCTTACCTGGCTCTAAGTCTGTGCAACCGCACCTTACTACAACCTTATCTTACTACAGGATTACTTCATGGCCCTCCGAAGCCGACCCATGTCTTTATCCATAAAATCACCATCGGCTGCCCACTGACGGAACGCTACACATTCCAACATCTTGGCGCCACACTCTTCATACATACTACATCCATCACAGGGTAATTCCCGTGCGGACTCAGGCGTACCAGTATCAAGCATCGATACCCGGCTGGGGTTGTGCTGATAATACATATCAAAGCCAATCATATCCATAATATAATTCCTTTTATTACAGGTAACGTGGGCCAGTCCACTGGATGCTGTATCCACCGTCTACGATGTTACCACGTGCTTTGTTCTTAGTAGGTGCATTCCAA